AGCAGGGTGGCGGAGAGGGTTTGATGCTTCGTGATACCCGTTGCACAATGTACGAATACGGGCGCACCAATAAGCTTTTGAAGGTGAAAAAATGAAGAAACGACACGGCGGAAAGCGCAAGGGATCGGGCAGAAAGGCAAGCGGGAACGTGTCCATCGTCGTGCGATGCCGACCCGCAGACATAGCCAAGATCCGCGCCTATGCCAAAAACCTTCACGCCGTCACCTGTGTAGCGGAGTAAGTCACCCCCGCCCCATCTGGCCCCTCGCTGATACTGTCGATGCGGTACTTCAAGCCGTTGCGTGAAAAGGTGAACTTCTGGCGTTCGGTCAGCGGGGCAGAATTACCAACGCCGTCCACCAGTAAGCTTGTCTGTACGGTAAATTCCATGTTGAAGTTGGGCATCAGCCCTTCCTCTGAAAGCTTGCGGGAGCGGGACGAAAGCCCGGAGACACAAGCCAAAACACGGCCGTCGGGCTGGTCCATGGTGACCGTTTCCGATAAGTCCCCAACCATAAAAGCCAAGTCTGCCGCAAATATAGAGGTGTCCAAGCTCATAAGCAAAAAGGGGACCGGAACTGTTAGCGCCGGCCCCCGCGTATTCCATTACTGTTGTGGGTTAAACCGTGGGCCCGTCCAACGGTGCGAGCTTCGCCGGCGCCAGGGCTTTCACCGGCTTGCCGGAAAAACGCGCCCTCTTGGTGTAGCTATCGAACCGCAAGACCTCCTCGAACGCTCGGGCCTTGCGGCCGTCGCCCAACACCCCATCCGACAAAATCAGCCCTTTAACAAGCTGCTTTTGTGCTTCGATCTGCTGATCCGGCAGGGCCAATACTTCCCAGTTGCCTGACCGCACTTTCCCAATAACCACGGAGACTCGCATACTTGCCTCGCTTTTTGTTATGCTGCGAGCCCCGGGGTTAGCCGGGACCCGCCGCGGAGTTGCTTACTTACTGGCTCTTGATCACCGACAGGGCCGTGATCTGCGCGGAAGCCGCACCGAACAGGGTCTCGAAGGTGAAGAACCGCTTCGCGTACTGGTCGCTGTACCAGGTCCGCATGACCAACGAGGCGCCCGTGGCGTCGTCCGTCATAACCCGCACCTCGGTGCTGCCGTTGGTGCTCTGGCAGGGCACTTGGCGCATGGCCACAGCCATCGCTGACGGGCGGCAAACGAAACCGCGCACGTAGTTGCTGGCGTTATAGGCCGTGGTCGCATCGCGGATCACGGGGGCCTGGAGCACGTTGAACATGTCCAGCTTGGGCAGGAGCCCGTCCTGTACGACCTTGATGCCGGAGGCGCTCAAGTCCTGAATCGCGTTGTCTTTCTTCAGGGCGGCGTAGTAGCTGGTATCCAGCACCAGGTAGTTCTTGCCGTCGTCCGCGGTCCAACCGAGCTGGGCGCAAGCATCGCCCATATCCACCACATCGTCCAAGTCAAACGCGGACGCAGCGCCCGTGAAAGCGGCGGCGTTCGTGTAGGTCCCGGGGACGATCTGGTTGAAGCAATACTTCAACACGTAATGAGCGACCGCATACGCCTTGGTGGCGATTGCCTTTTCCTTGGTGTCGGCCATGATACCAGAGGCGATGTTCCCCATTTCGTAATCCGTCAGGGAGAAACCGGCGATGGGCTGCTGGTTCAACGTGACCGGAACGCCGGTGGTCGTCAGGTCCGTGATAATACCGGAGTTCTGACGGTCGCCGCTAGCCGTGTCGTTGGTCAACAGATCCACGGCCGCGCTCGACGCGGGCACGATGCGGGTATTGACCACAGTTCCCTGCTCCGCGAGGTCCGCCGAGAGGTTCGTGGAGAAAATGCCCAGCGGGGTAAGCCCCTTCAAAAACGCCTTGAAACCCTCACGGGCGACGTTCTCAACAACCATTCCATTCAGTGTGTTTGCCATTTTGTTTTCCTGCTTTCTTTTTTAGGCTGCTTGTTATTTGGCAACCTTAATTTGTGCCTTCCAACTGACATTCGTGTGTGCACTCCCCGGCGTAACGGTGAAAGTCACCGTGTCACCGACAAGCACCACCCCCAACTCGTTAAAGTTCGTGCGGATCGACGCGGCCAGCGTAGCGTTAGAATACAGCACCAACGCAGGCCCGACCTCGGGATACGCCACGATAGAAACATCACCTGTCGCCCCGGGGGGGACACCAAAGGTAAGGTCCTCGACTTCCCCACGGATCACGGTACTCGTCACCGAAACAGATCCCGTAGGGACACCCACAGCCGCAGACAAAATATGCCGGTCATACGTGGATTGAGCCGCCGCAGGGCTAACCTGCAGGGCCAACACCGCCAGAGCTATAAGGATAAGTGTTCGCATTAAGCCCCTCCCGTTACCGCACAATCGTGATCGTTACGTTAGTGCAAACAGCCAGCGTATTTGTGCTGCCGTCCACACCCACATAGGTGATGGTCTTAGTCTGAGCCGTCACCGTGGCATTCGTCAGACACAGGGCCAGCCGGTCATTCACGTTGGTAAGCCCCACGCCTTCGTACACCTCAGTGAAGTTTGCATTCACCTTGGACACCAGGGACGCCAGCCCCGTTTTCGTGGCATCCTGCCCGGTCAACGTCTGCTTGGCCGCAAGCGCCGAAATCGAAAAAGCCACCACACACACTGCAACAAAAACAAAAATCTTTTTCATAGTTCGTGTCTCCTTACTTAAAGTTAGTGCATCAACCTTTGTTCGCTTTGACCATCTCCGCCCGGAGCTTGGCTTCGTTCGCGTTCCAGAACGCCGTCCGCTTGGCGGGCTCGGTGATCTTGTTGTACTCGTCCCAAGTCGGGGATCCGGCGCTCGGAGGAGTGGCTTCGCCGCCCTCGTCCAACGGGGCCGCACGGCCGCCCATCGACGCGTCCGCAAACGCGGGGTTGGCCAGCTTCTTTTCGGCAACGCCCAACTTCTGGAGGGCGTCCTCGCGGGTGGCATTGGCCGCGGCAACCGCCGCCTGGGCATCGACAACCAACGCCTGGGCCGCCGAAACGTCCGCCGTCAATTTTGCGTTGGCGTCCGTAAGCGTCAGAATCTGAGCATCAAAGCTGGCCACCACGGCGCCGTGAGCCTTGACAACCGCTTCCGCGTCACCAGCAAGCTTAACCTTGAACGCCTCAAACTCCGCACGCAGCGCCACAAGTTCCCCCTGGGCCGCTTCCAAATCTTTAATCATGCTCATCTTTTTGTCCTTTCGTTAGCGCCCAATGAGGGCTTTCAGTTCTTCAACCGCGTCCTCACGGCTGCCAATCATGTCCACCAAATTCTCCTTGCGGGCGTCCTCCCCGTAGTAGGACTGGCCCTGCATGGCCTCGTCCGGCACCTTCCCGCGCCCGTCAGCCACCGCGCCCTTGAACCAGCCAAACACCTGGTCAACGCGGGATTGCAGCATGGCCCGCTGGTCGTCAGAAAGCGGGAGGCCCGTGAGCCCCATCCCCTTAAATTTCCCTGTGGAGAACAGTTCAACCTTGCGGCCGGCAAGTTCCATTTCGCGGGATCGGTCAAGGAAAGCTTGGTAAACCCCAATACTTCCGCTTTGCGCCGTCTTACCGGACACAATGAGGGACGCCTGGGAGGCGAGCCAGTAAGCCGCCGAACAGCACAAGCCATCAGCATAGGCCACAAGCGGAACGGTTTTGTTTACTGCCGCCAGTTTTGCGGCCAGCTCAGGCACGCCGGAAACGCCACCCCCGGGAGAGTCGAAAGAAAGCAAAACCCCCTTGGCGCCGGAGGCCACAGCGGAATCCACGGCCCTCTCGATGTCCAGCACGTCAGCCACGCCGCTGGATTTCTCCAGGGCCCCGACCCGCCGCCCAATCACGCCGTTGATTTCGATTAAGGCAATGTCAGCCCCCACCATTTGGAATGGGGACGCGGATTGCTCGTCCTCGTCGGGCTCGAACAGGCTCGCACGGCCGCCGGCGGTATGGGCGCTGCCGGAAAAATGGTCATCCACGATAGCGCACAGATTAGCGTGAGCCGCGGGCATAATGGCCCAGGGGTCCACATACAACTTATAAAGGACGTTCGCTAATTTCATTTTTTCGGTTTCCCTTTCACCGGAACTGCCGGGGGTTCTGTAGTAGCGGGAGGGTCAACCGCTGGAGGCTCAACAGGAGCGGGAGCCGCCGGGGCCGCCTGCCCTACCCCAATAATGTCCTGCCACACCACCCCAGCACCCGGGTGCTTCTTGTTGAGCTCGTCGGCTTTGGTTATGGCGTCAGAGATGTCCTCCGCCTTTTCATCAAAAATGTCAGTGCGGTCTGCGCCCTCGCTGTTTGAAATGCGCTTGAGGCTGGTTTTGCCGAACCGCCAGGACTCCATTTGAGCCTTGGCCGCGGCCTCGGGATCCACCCACCCCATATTCGGGAGGGACCAGTCCACCCGATACCATTGGGAAACCCCGTTGCCCAAAGGGGCCTTGGACAAGTCGCCTTCCTTCATAGCCTTGGCGATACGCCAGTTCCACACGCGCTGGCACAAATAGCGGGAGGTGTCCGAGTGCCACTGAATAAACTTGTGGAGCCCGTGCAGTAGGGCCGTCCGCTGGGCGCTGAAACTGCCCTCGGTGAACACCATGAGCACAAATTCCCACGGGAGGCCCAGTGCCATGCCAATAGTTTTGCACTGCCATTCGAGATAGGGCACGTGGCCTGAGTGTGGGGTCCGGCTTTCAAAGCTTTGCAGATCCTCGCCCTCGGATCCGTGCCAGTGCATCCCCCATTCAGCGCTCTCCATGCGCTGCTTGTTGCCGTTGCCGTCATCCGCCGTTCGGGAATTGCGGGCGCCCAACGCGCCAAAACCCTGGCCGCCCTTGCGGGTTTCCTTGAGGAATATCCGCGCGTCGTTTTTAAGTTTGAGCAGGGTAAACTTGTCAGCGTCCCGCACGTGGGTCACCTTGTTAATGAGCCGCGCCAAGGCCGGGACACCCCGAGCCTGGGCCACGCGCCAGGGGTACGAAATATGGAAAATGTCCTCACGGGCCACAAACTGGTAAGCATCGGTTTTGATCTGCCCCACGCTGTCCACATCGCACACGTAGTAGCCGAGGCAAAGTCCGGCGGGGCTGTATTTCACGCCCATGCGGATAGACTGGTCGGACTCCAGTTTCGCGGGGGTGCGGATCCGTGATGTTTCGATGGGCTGGAGTTGCCCGTTGGCCAGCGGAATATAAGCGCTCTCCCCCCGAAGGCACCGGTCAACAACAGACATCCACTGCATCCGCCAGAAGTCCATGCCCGGGCGCTGGCGGTAGTCCGCAATTTTCGCCCACTCCATGAAATAGCTTTCAGCCTCGTCGTTCCATTCACGGGATTTTGTCTGCGCCTGGGGCCGGATCCCTGTATGGACCACGTAATCCGCCATGCGGTCCACGATACCGCCGATAAATTCATTATTGCGGTACATATCCTCCAACGTCAAAATCTGCGTGTCCCGGTCGTACCGGTTCAAATTGGTTTCCTCGTCAGCTTGTAAAGCGCGGTTCCATGCGGGCGACCACGCTTCCCGCCCGAAGCCGGAGCCCTCATAACCGCCGGTGCTGTTGGTAATGGTAACGGCCCCCTGCATTTGCCCCAGTTCCGCACGGGCCTGGGCCCTCTTTAAGCCCGCCGCCGGAGACACAGCCGAAATTGCACGGTCAAGAAAATTCATCGCGTCGTCTCCTTGGAAAAATCAATCAGGGTGGTCCCGCCATAAATGAGGTCGGCCAGTTCCGTTTCCAAACCTTTCACAAGAGTGCGGAACTCGGACGCCGTAAATCGCGTAACCGAGCGCCCGGAAATGGAATAGGAGATAACGTCATTAGCCGACGCGGTAGCCGCAGCCGCCTTGGCCGCTAGGTACTCCGTCAGCTTTTCCTGGGCCAGCTCCCGGCGGATGCCGGCGGGCATAGCGGTTATCTCCGTTTGGATCGCTGTTTCAAGTGCTGTTGCCATGCCCTAAGCATGGGAATCAACCGGCCGCGACCTCGGACGTTAAAAAGTCATTTTGGTATCGCCCGACCATTCGGGCGAGCACCAGCATCATGTTTTCGCAGTCCCACAAATGGTCTTGCGAGCAACCCTTGCGGAACTTCCACACACCGTCAACCCGCTCTTGGGCGGTGACCTGCTCCACATAATCCCGCTCGAGCGGCGCATACGTCCGCCATTTTTGGACAGACTCCCCGCGGATCATCTGCATCAGCAACATGCGGAACTGGTCCGTGTTCCACAGGGCCGTCGCAATCGTGCCCCGGTTCCCTCCCTTGGTGCCGAGGTACGGGTCCTGCTCCTGCGTGCGGATCGAAACGGAAAGCCCGTCTTTGCCGGACAGGGGGATAGCCCACTGGGTCCCGCCACCGCACCGGCTGACCACGTAATCAAACACCTCCATGCGGCGGACCTCGTACCCCATGTCCAGCGCCAAAAAGTCTACCTTGTGCTTTTCAAGCGCCGCGTCTACGTCGCCCCACGTTATGGCGTGCCGCCAATCAATCAGGCCGGAATCCCCCGAGCCCACGAACTCCCGGGCCGCAAACCAGAAGTGGTCCTTTTGAATATCCAGGGCAGCGAGTACAGAAGTTTGCTGGCCGATGTAAAAAGTTTTGAACGGTTCCACCGCGGTCAACCGCTCGCCCCGTTTGTATTCCGCCTCCCGCCCTCGTAGCGCATCCGATCCCGCCTCCTCCTTGGTGTCCCAAAACGGTTCGGCCAGGTACTCGTAGAAAAACGTTTTGAGCCCCTGTTTGTTCGTGGCGTTGGCGCTCACACCCTTGTGTTTGCTTTCCAAAAATTTAACAGCCACGTGGGCAAAGCTCCCGACCTTGAAAGGCACCATGAACCGGGTAACATGATACCCACGGCGCCCGGTCATCCCGGTAGCCGTTGGGCGCCATTCGCCAGCGCGGACGATAGCCATCCGGTCCGCATCGTCTATTCGCGTGCCGTCGGGGGTGATGTAATGGGCGGTCTCCTCCACCCGCACCAGGTCCCACGAGCCGTCCGCCCGTTTGGCCGCGGGGTCCCACCGGAGGCCATCCACGGAATCCGAAAGCCCCAGCCGGAAAACAAACGGGTTACCCGTGCGCGGATCCAGGCAAAACCATTTGCGCTGGTCCGTTTGCCCGTACTCCACGAAAATAGGGTCCTCGTCGCTGCCCCGTTTTTGGGCGGGGTCTGGCGATGAAATACCCAATAAGTGCGGAAACGCGTAATTGGCCATGCGTTCCCGCAGCATGTCGGCCGCGTACTCCGGCCAGATTGAAACCTCATCCGCCAGGACCAACGCAAACCCTGATTGTTTGAAGGCCATCTTATTGGCCGGCCACGCCCCGACCAGATCCATGGTGTCAAACATGATTTCATGCTCGCGCTTCCGGGCCCGGGCGTAAGCGGCTGCGGTATCCGCCGCGAGCCCCATTCCCGCCTTGATTCGGGTCTCCAGGAATTTCTCGACGCTCCCCTGCTGGCCAGAAATGTAAAGCGTGGGCACGGGCGCACACGCCACGGTATAGCGCAGGGGCGTGAGCAGCACGTTCTCCGACCCACCGGACCGGCTGCACTTGAGCACCCACACCTCCTTGACCTGGGGGTCCGTTGCCGCCTCCATAGGCCCGCGCCAGTAAGGCATGTAGTCGGCGGAGTACGGCCCCTTCCACTCGGTGTCATAGTTTCGCACCCGGGCATAATCCACGTTTGCCTCGGCCCACTGCCACGAGTTGAGCGGCGGGGGCGGGGCCAATAAGGGGATCAAAGCCGGCGCCCATTCCGCAATCATTTCAAACGCTCCTGCATTGTGAGCAATGCCCGGTCCCGTAAGCGTTCCGCCTCAGCCACCAGTTTTGCGTCGCCGGTCATAACTTTCACAGCGCCGACCCATTGCGCAAAAACATCGCGGAACATGGCCACCAGTTCCCGGGCGCTGGCCAGCGCCTCATCACGCCCCACCGTTTTGCCCTCCAGCTCCGCCCGCCGCGCCCTGAGGATCCCGATTTCCTCCCGTAATTTTTCTGCTTTCAATTCGCTGGGGCCGTTGGTACAGTTCCGCAAATCTCGTTTGCTGGCGTCCTCCACCGCCTGGATTATTTTGTCCAGGGGGTACAGGCCGTCCTTGCGTGGCTTTATGCGTTCTCGCCCACACATTTTTGAGAGGTTGGTCACGGCTCGCTCCACGATGCCGGACGCTTCGGTCAGGGTTACCCACCGGGCAGGCTCGGAGTTTGTTTCTAAAGCGGACCGTTTAGTCATGGTTGACCCCTTGTACATTTTTGTACATACGCGCGCAGAAGCGGACTTTGCGAACC